CATTTCGGGTAGGGTAAGGAATGCTTGCCCATCGCAATGAATTCATTGTATTGTTGTGTGGGTCAATGCGCCTTGATGCGCTCACGAGCTCATTACTGTTCTTCATGTGTTTTGGTTTGATTGTGTTTCTTTTTGTGTTTCTTGTTGTGTTGTGTGACGAGCACAGGACCGAGTGTGGCTCATAGCTCTGTGTCTGGTGTGTTGTGTAGTTGTCTATAATCTATAAAACAATGATTACTATTCACATCCATCTACTACTGCTCAGTAGCGTAGCATAGCACAGGGCTAGAGCTGGGGTGTCAGCAGGGCCTGTAATCTATGAATCTGAGCGGGGGTCTTCTGCTTCAGCTGGTGGGTACACTTCGATGTACGGAAATAGCTGAACCTCAAGCATCTCATCCATGGCATCAATAGCAGCCATATCAGCATCAGCTTCTGAAGAGCGAGGGTTTAACTTTTCTACAACAAGACGAGCTAAGTAATTGTTAGTAAAGTACTCATGCTTCTCATCGTAGTCAAGCCAAGCATCGTAGTCAGTAAATGGATTGAACGGATTGTCAATGGTTGTAATCATTCTATCAATCTTCTCCATCGTCGTCCGCCTCCTTTACAGCGTAGCGTTTAAGGGTACTTACAGAGACTCCTAGCGCATCAGCAACTTCGGAGTAGGTTCGACCGCGTTCTAACAATGCTTTGGCACGGGATATAGAAGTGGCCGGTAATGCTTTCCTTTCTGAAGGAGTTGCTAGCGAACGTAATCTATCTGGGTCAGAGTACCTCATGATTTGTTTCAGTTTGTTGGTGGAGATGGCCCCGTTTTGGATGGCCTCCCATTCATTATCAGTTATCTGGATGAGTTGTTTCTTAGCTTGTTTATCACCGGCCTTAACCATATAACGAGCACCGGCCAATGATTGCTGGCGTAATCTTTTCTTCTCTTCCTTGGACATATCATCAGTCTTATTGCGCCAATAGGTGGCGTTAGCAATAATCTGTGCTTGTCGTTCACGAGGGGCGTATAATAATGCGTCATTAAGTTTCTTGTCTAATGTCATAACTTCCTTGGCGTATATCTTAGCGGCCTCTGGTGAACGCTTAGGATTAGGAATGGACTCATTCAATGCAACGGCGTCTTTCTTCAATGACTTAAGCTTGTTGGCATAGTCAGCATACAACTTCTCTTTCGGATTGTTTGTATGGGATGTAAGTAAATGGGCGTCGTCAACCTTATCCATATCATTCTTAGAACGGGATATGATTGTTGATGCACCACGATACTTCTGCTTACCTTCAACATAATCGAAGTGGCGTTGGTATTTAGAATACAATGCAGAGATACCATTATCAATAGCCGATTGTTTCCAATCCAACTTATGTTTCTCACTATCAATAACGACCATTGACTGGCGTACTGCACGAGCAATCTCTGACATAGGAGCATTGTGTAATGTCATGTCAGTAATAAGGTTGGATACAATACCCATCTCTCTTTGTTTCTGTGTACCAGATATGGTTGCTTTACCAACGGCATACTGATGTGGGTCGAAATTAGCTAGTTCTTTTAATGCAGGCAGAGTCTTAATCTTACCATGGTTATTAGGTATAGCATAGACTGTGTCTCCATCGAAGTCGGCACCAGATAACTTACGGGCTACTGATGGATGTAATCCAATACCATCTTTAGCATTACCCATTAACTTCTTAGCTGACTTGGCATTGTTGTTAACAGTTACATCAGCCAGCTCAAATATACCACCATGCGGATAACGAACCAGCACAAGCTTGTCTCCGTTCTTGTAGTTAGGAGCATACACTTCATTTGGTTTGATATCAGGTATCGGTAGTATAACGTGAGCCTTAGTATTAGGGAAACCTGCAGCTTTTAAGTGGCGTGCTTTCTTATCCATACTGTCCGCGTACTCTTCTAAATAATACTTCTTAACGACCGGGTTTGTAATCTTTTTGATAGACTCAAACTCTGCTATCTCTTCTTTGATGGTAGCTTGGATACGGTCTTTAATAAGTGTGGTAGGCTGTTTAGATAAGAACTGTGAAGACAACATAGATTTCCATTTATCCCAGTCACCTTCATCATTAACAATGTTTAACGCACCTTTCTGACGCTTGATGGTAGCACCGAATGGGTTGTCATCATTGTCTTTAAGTTTCTTAAGAACGTCCATCTTTGGAACGTCTTTAGATTTGTTTGTATTGAATCGAATATCCACACCTTTAGGTAGGTCGTCAGCATAGACAGCCATACCTTTAAGATAGTGAGTACCATCAACCGCAATACGAACTTGGGCGTAATGGTTTGACCCAAGGTCTAAGTCTTTGACACCACGACGAAGTTCAATAACACCGTCTTTGTCTTCTCCACCTGTCTCTTTGTAGTTAATCATAACTTTCTTAGATGAAACAGGTTTAGGTGGTTTAATGTTTTGGAATGTACGGCCTCCATCATCAGACCATGCTTCCAAAGTTCTAATCATGTGTTTGTCTTCACGAACCTTCATAATATCAGGCTCTTTAGTTAAGACTTTCATGATAATAAAGTTATCAGGGTTACTCATATTACGAACATATACTTCATGAATATGGTAACCATGATTTTCAACAAGGTCTTTAGTAACTGCTCTAAGCTTTTCTCTAGATACTCCAGCTTGACGTTCAACGCCTGCACCAATATCAAGGTATTTGTTCTTAGCGACAGCTTCTTCAAGTGCCTTCTTAGTGCCCTCAATCTGTTGTTCACGGACTTTGGGTTTGTCAGACTTAAGGTAATTACGAACGGTTGCTTCAGATATACCTAGTTCTTTGGCAATCGCTGTATTAGATAAGCCTTTAGCTTTACCCGCACTAATCTCCTTATCGTGATAGAACTTAACATGATAGTTCGCTGTTGAAATATCACTACGTAAGTCATTGATACTACGTCCCATCATCGTAGCTATCTCTTTCTCACTGAGTCCTTTCTTCTTTAAAGAATTAACTTTGGCGAGTAGGTCCATACTTTGGAACGGACGTTCACCTGAACCCCATGGCCAGCGTCCAGAATGCCGCTTCGTTCCGTAATGCATTAAAGTATCCATAAACCGACTCCTTATTTTTGCAAAAATAAGAAAAGGAGCATGTTTTTAATTTCACATCCTCCCCTTCTATAGTAGGCAATGTATTTCTTACGACTTGTTCTCTTCTCTTAGAATATGGTCAAACTCAATAATGAGGTCCATCAAGTCGCGAATTGCCTCTGGGTCAGGCTCATTAATCTTACACTTATCAAACTGATAAAGTCGTGTCTGAATATAGAGCTTCTCTGGTTTAATTCCGTACTCAAGACAGAAGAAGGCTGCGTAAATATCCAGCTGAATGAAGCTAGGTTTGGTTGAACCAGTCTTCAAGTCAAAAATATAAAGTTCTTTCTTACGTGCATCATACTTAATAGCGTCAGCTGTACCAAAGAAGTAATCGGAAAAATATAACACTTGTTCTGACTGCATGTCAAAGTCAATTGCATCGTTAACAAAGCGGTTAAATGCTTTGTCGATATCTTCTACACGAATACGGTCTTTGATTAGTAGAGATGCAAGGTTGTGTAAGCGAGTACCTTCTTCTTTCTTCTTGTTGTTACGGTATGTTCGGATTAGTTTATCAGCATCGTAGTTAACCCAATGATACTGTGACGCACTAAATGGTGCATGTAATCCTTCAAGATTTGAGTGCTCGTTCCAAAGCATCTAGTACTTCCTCCTTGTTCTCAGGCGACACGAATGATGTAAACGCCCATTGTTTGTACTTAGAAATATAATGTCCTTGGTTAGGACGCTTAGACGCTCCTGATGAACGCTTTACTTCTAAGAATGCATACTTGTCTTCAAATATGATTAACAGGTCAGGGATACCTTGAATCTGTGTAGGGTCGGTCTTCATAATCAAACAACCTGGTACACGCTTCTTAATATCACGTTTAAGCTGGCTTTGAAAATCCCGCTCTAATCGAGGCATTAGTTCTCCACTCTCTTTCATTAAAGTTTTGTTTGTTCTGTAACGCTTTTAATATGCGTCCATCTAAGTCTGAGCGACTTACTAAGTAATAATACTGCAAGTCTTTAAATGGTGTGTTACGTCGGTCGATACGACCTTCTGCTTGTTCCATAGTTCGGTACGAATATGACAGGCTGTAGAACAACATGGTGTCTGTAGTTGTACAGTTCCATGCTTCTGCGCCTGCTCCATAGTTAACGAAATATACCCAACGGTCACCTTCTGGTAACTCATCGTGCTTACTTCCGTTATACTCAGAATATTCGATACCTTCTTCTTTACACGCTTTACGCAACAATTCCATTTCATACTCAAAATTGTAAAACACAATTACTTTAGGGTTAGCCTTTAAAATGTCAATTGCTTTCTTCACACGACTAGGGTCTGTATTAACAAGGCGTCGAATAAGCGCACAGTACTCAGATATGTTTTCAATAGGTTCATCAGTTATTGGGTTCCAACGTGTGTCATTAATTTTCTTAATAACGTGACGTGGGAAGTTAACTAAAATATGTTCCTTATGACGCACAGTCTCACGAGTGTCAGGCATCTTAACGACAATACGATTGCGCCACATATATAACGTGTCCTCATTGTGAATCTTCTTGATTTGTGGGAAGTTCACATAAGGATTGTATTCAATATGTTTGTTAATGAATTCAGTCTTGGTCTTGTAGAAGTTATTAGCAAGGAACAAAGGCATGTAATCCATCCACTTGTCTCCTGGTGTAGCTGTACACATTATCCATGCATTACGTCTAGCAATATAAACCATCGCTTTACCCCATGTGTTGTACCCTACAGACTTCTGCTCATCAAATATAAAGAACGCATTGTACACTGATTTGTAACGTAATATGTTGTTCCATGAATCAACAACTAGTTCTTCAATACCTAATAAGCGTGCTTCGTTCTGCCAGTCACAGCTATTGCGTTTCTTAGCAGTCGTAATCACATATAACTTGCGATGAGAGAACTTCTCTTTATAGAAAAAAAGGGAGGTAAGTGTTTTACCACTACCTACCCCACCTTTCAATACTGAGCCTGAGCGCAGTTTTCTTACAGCTTCTTCCTGTTCAGGGAATAGCTTAATAAACTCCATACTTAGCACCGAATTGGTCGATGTCACGTACAAAGTAACCAGTATCTAAATATGCTGATAGCTTATTGTTCATCTTAGATAGCCATGGGTTAATAACTAAATCAACTTTAGCAATATCTGCACGTTGTAACACACCAATTTCGTCACCTTCTAAACGTAACGCGTTTTGTTCACCATCAGGACGTTCCACTACTTGAATAACTTTAGCGTAGTCACCGATTGTAACTTTGATAAACGGTTTACGGTTGTCTTGTTCTGGGTCTAAGTCAGGACGTTCTTTAGGGAACTTAACGTTGAAGTTATTGTCAGCTAAGAAATTAGCATCTTCTTCGTCTAAGAACACTACAAAGTTACGGTTACCTTCGTTGTTGTAATTTGTCTTCTCACCTGCGAAGTTACGTAATCCGATTTGTGCATCTTCGATAGTTAATTTACGTCCGTTAAATTCAATTTTTTGCATAGTTTATTTCTCCTTTAAATATAAATACTGTTCAGGCATATCATCAATCATAATGTCAATGTCGCCAACTTTTTGAATTGCTTTAATTGCTTCCACTGCCAGATTGTCATAATATGACATGTCGATATCTGACTTATCTACTAATTCTGAATCCAGTTTCCACTTATACCCTTTTGTTCCAGTTACAGCATCAAGCTTGTCCTTCTTAGGGTCTTTCTTCACGAGAGCGTCACCAGTCTTAGACGCATAGAAACGTCCAGTCTTACCAACGAACTCATCGCCTAAATACATCGGTACTTTAGAATTCTTGGTTGTCATGAAATCAGTCAACTCGAGATTGTCCTTTGTAAATAAGGTCTTCAATACATAAGGTTCCTTGAACTGAGCTCCAGTAGCTTCCCATACAGGTTCGCCATCTTCATAGTACTCACCGATGTTAACTGCTTTGTTAACTAATGCAAATCGGTCATACGTATGCTCATGTTCAAAGTCATAGTCATAACGCTTACCAAACTCTGTAACGAATTCAATGTCCTCAGCTGTTGCATTCGGAATCTTGATAGAGTCGGTCTTGATATGCGCTACTGTTAATCCGCGTTCTTGACATGCGTTCTTCAAGTCAATCATAAATAACGCTCCACGTTTCGCAACGATGTTATCCACGTTATCAGGATGACGGAACTTATTGTCAAATTTCGCAGACGTCATACCATACACGATGTTGATTACAATCTTCAACGCATACGATAACGCTTTAGCAGATAACTCACTCTTCTCAATCATGTCTGCATACGGAGCTAGCTTACCGTCAAATATAGTTCTTAGTTTCGCTAGGTCTCCGTGCTTGATTAAGATACGGGCTTCACGAATATCCGCATAGTTCTGAGTGTATGGACCAAAGTAGTTCATAGCAATCAGACTTGTTGGGTGCATTGACGCAACGTCCAACACAGTTACATCAGTGTATACTCCTGGTTCAGAATATACGTAACCACCTTCGGACGGGTCTTCACCACGGTATTCAGATTTACCCCATTCGAACTTGTATCCTGGGAACATTTGCGATAGGTCAGTATAAATGAAGCGGTCTTGTGGTCTGTTCGCGCCTTCAAATATAATCTCTGCCGCATGGTTTTGAGTCTTAGTGTTAATAGATAATCCTGATAACGATGCTAAGATTTTACGAGCGTTGTAGTCTTCGGCTAACTTATCAAATAACGCTTCGGTAGCACGTACGTCATTACCGCAGTACTCCGCACATCGTTCCCATAGATTTTCTGGTAATGGTTCGTCCCAAGGATATTCAAACTCATCGTGTGGTAATCCTAATTCAATTTCCCAATATTTAAGCGAATGTTTCTCAGAGGCCATTTCATATATATCCAAATATGATAGTTCATAAGCTCCTTTGTGGAACCCTTTACCTCCATTGTTGTTAACAATCGCTTGAGAACGTTGGTAAATATCCATGTTGCTTTGTCCAAGTAACGCAGAATATACCATGTGGTTGTCATAACGCAAGTTGTTGAAACCGACAAGATAACGACCTTGTAGCCAGTTCTCAACTTCTTGTGGCGTTGGATTACACATGGTGTGAATTTCGTCAACACCATAGTCTTTCCAACAAATCATGAACAAGTTCTTAAATACCTCAACGTCGAAGAATGTTAACTTCTCATTAGGTACTGCTTGTCCTGAGTGTAGTACTTCAACCATTTCAGGCGTGTCGTCTTCAATCGTAGAATATGCAATCTCTTGAATTGCTTGTAGACAGCGCTTAGCTTGGTTGGTACTTGACGATGCGAATAAGGAAATATCGCTCTCCATGTCTGACAAGTCATACTTAACGCCTGACTGATAAGCCTGGTTAAATATCTGAACAATTAAGTTCACACTTTGTGACGTAGAATTATGATACTCCTTACGCAGGGCACGTTCAATGGTTGCACGCATGGTGCGTTCCGTATGAACAAACCCTTGTACATTGTCCAGCATTTTACGGTTCTCCTCCTTTCTAGGTAAGCCTGAAGAAATATGAGCAATCTTACGTACTCCATTACTTCTTGAAAATTGTCTACGCAATGAACTCTTACCCTTGTATACTTTAACTTCGATGTCGGCATCGTAGATAGCACTTAGTTCGTCAACATCTCCGTCGTAAATATAGTGTAAGTGGATGCCTGCTCCTGACTTACTTAACTCCCCATAGGTTTCAGGGAATTTGGAGGCAGCTTCCAAGTTCTTTGCTAAAGACTTCTTACCATCTTCTTTGAGGTCGAAGTCGATTACAATATGGTTAACATCATTCATACGTACGAAGTGTAGTTGATGTGTATCAACGTCCTTCAACTTACTTTCAACATTATCCCATTTGTATTTCGGAAAACCATCAGCATTCGCTAACTGTGCTGGGCAGTCAGCAAGGACCTCATCAAGATATGACTCAGTAGAAACATAACTACCGAGTGTTTCCTCAACGACTTCCTCTTTAATCGGGTCAAATAGTTCAGTCTTCAACCCAACGAATACGCGGGATAACCTATCGGCTCCAACACGTAAACGTTCGTGATACTCTTTGTAATATCTAGTCAACTCATTCTTAACCTTCTGTTTGTATCCAGCAGTGTTAAATCCTAAGTCGTCTAAATATACTTTATACAGTTCACTAGCTCTAGCTAACGTAACCATATCACCCATCTTGTCATAGTTCTCTTGAACAAATCCATAGAATAAGTCTGTGGCTGCAAGCATGTGGTTGTCTTGGTATTCTTCATAGTAACCAGGACCCATCTCTTCGAACATTTGCATTGCTTTGTGTGCAATACCGGCAAGCTCAAAGCTAATACCATGCATTAGACGGTTATACTCCTTTAACGGAACACGGTTGTTAGTTGGTTCAACTGTAACAGCACGTCTTACGATACCCGCATCAACGTTACGTACTTTGTATCGTTGGTTAGATGCCGCAATCAGTAAACCATTGAACGTCACCGGATATGGTTTCGTGTATTTCTTGTTAACCGTAACAACTTCATGTCCAGTTAACTTAAGTAAGTCCAAATCATTTTTGATATTAGATAAATCAGTATCATAATCAATCAGGACTGGAATCTCCTTAACTTGACTAGTGTTGAACTCACTTGCCGAAGTTAATAGTTTAAGGTCCATCTCACTGTAGTAACCCTCAAATAACTTTTCAAGGATTTTTAAGACCGTACCTTTACCAGTACCTTTCGCACCATACAAGAACATAAACTTCTGAATAGACTTCATATTGTTCGTTAGGACGGCACCGACAAACCACATGATTTTCTGTTGTTCACTTGGAGCATACAGAATATCCATCATCTTGTCGAAGTTAGGTGTAGGTATGTCTTTAGGAGTATACGGTAACTTATTGGTCGCATAATCCTCCCTTTTGATTTCATGGTCCGCAAATAAGATTGTCTGGTTAAATGCCTGTCTAGAATCTGGCATCGACTTAGTATACTCAATCCAACGTTTCATGACTCCGCTAGACTGTCTGTTCATATACCGAGCTTTGACAACCGCATCTGGTTTCTCATCTTTAATTCTTGTGTATTCATCTTTAATGGTTCTATCGATGCGTAGAATTAAATCGTTAAGATTATCAGACCATGCTGTGCCATCCCAGAACGCATACATCGCTCCACCTTTGCAGGCTAAGTCCTGTACATTGTAATATAGAAATTCTGGATACAGAATGGTTACCGGCTGACGAGACCCTACGATTTCCTTATCGATTGTAAAGAAATCTACTTTGTCCAAATATATCGCCTCCAGCCATAAAATAATAGTTTGTCCACGATGTCCACGATTTTTTCGGAAAACTATTCTTTGTATATTAATTACATTTACATCAATTTTCAACAAACAATGTCAAAAATTGTAAAAAAACGTGGACAAAGGGTGTTTGACCCCTCAGAAACCGCGTCAAATCAACGTTTTCGCTGTCCACGTTTTTGTCCACGTTTTTTGATTTTTGCGATTTGTCCACGATTTTTTCAAAAATTTTACAATCTATTTAAAAATATTTTTAAATTTGTCCACGATTTTTGTGGACAAAATAAAAAACGTGGACAAAAACGTGGACAAAATTTAGCCATTTTAGGCCTCAAAATCCTCTTCATTTTGCTCCATTCGGGCAATTTCTTCCATTTTTACACCTACATAAGTATTCGATTCCTTCAAATATGAGTCGATTGTAGGGTCAACTTCGTTGTCATCTAGCCCAAATAAGCCAAATCCATATTCTCCATCGAAGTCATGCTTGTTCAAAGCGATACAAATAAGGCTAATTTCCTCATGGTCATCCATGTTAATCAACCTAATTTTACCGTCATCATGTACTTCTGAGAAGCAATTGAAGAGAATATCTTGCATTACATCGTCTACGCTAATATCCAAATCATCCGCAAGTAACTCTGAGTAATGAATAATCAACTCAGCCATACTTACGTATTCAGCCTTAGTCCATTCGCATTCGCCCCCGAAGAAGTCCACACGATACTCACGAAGTGTCTCATGTAAGTTCGCATCATGGTAATCCGCATCCGGGTCTACCACAAACGAATAGTCGAATAACCTCCAAATAACACGTTTAGCATACGTTTCAACATTACGCATACGATGTTCTTTATAAAGATGCAAAGCATCCTCTGAATTCTTATCTACTCTCATGGGTAACTTCGCATCCTCCTCTCCCATCTCATTTAATTCTGCTTCAATCTGGTCTTCCTCCGCAAGTTCCTCTGGACTTTTCTGCGTCAAAGCCTCGTTGATACGTGAGATGCTAGCCCCTTTGTAGTTCTTATGATACGCCTTTGGTTCATGCTCAGGTCCGTGTGGGTCCTTGAGAATAACCGGCGAATCAGGGTCTTCACTAAGTTCTAAATCTTCTTTGAAGTTAACTGGTGTGAAATCCTCAGTTACTTCTGGTTCTTTGTTCATTTCTTCCTTTACCGTTTTATAAGCATCGTATAACATCATACAACCCTTAACGGCAAAGCCAACCGCAGTACCCGCTAAGGCACCACGGAAGATTGCTTTACCTAACAAACTCATAAATATACACTCCTTATGCTAATACACTGTATCCGCCTGCAAGTTCTAATTCTTTGTATAGTGGTTTAGGTGTTGGCCAAGTAATATACATAGATGTGTAAGTACCATCTTCGTCAGTTACTTCTACATGGTTTTCATATAAATCGAAACCGTCACCTAAAGTCCAACCCATATACATACCTTCTTTGGTACGTGGCATACCTAGAGCGTCAAACAGTTGGTTCATGATTAAACGTCCGTCACGCCCTAAAATATCATCAGCAATGCGTTTAGCTTGTGCTACGATTGTACCATTGTAAGATACATCATCACGAGCGAATTCCTCAGATTCTTCAATCCAACGTCCGTGGATATTGAACTTGTCCACTTTTTGTACAGTTTCAAGCTCTTGAACAACGCGTGATACAGTTTCTGTATGATACTCGCGTTCTTTCTCTTCACCAACATCCTCACGTACGACTTCACGATACTTGTCATACTCAAGTTTAAGTAGAGAATATGCGCTAGCTAACACTTTGAAACGACGGCTAGAAATACCCCAAGATAAGGCAAAGCATCCTAATGAAGCTAAACCTAAAGCTACTACTGGTGCTACGATTTTAATAGAACCTACAACATACGCTACTTTGTTTTGTTTTAAATCAGCATCTACTTCTGATGGGTCGTGTCCTTCTTGATGAGTAAGGATTGTTTGTTCTGTTTCTGTATACTTCGCTGAAAGCTCGTCCATTTGACGTGTAGCTTTAACTGTTAATGCGATAGTACCTACAGTACCTGCGGCTCCAGCTACAGCTAAATATGTGTGTCCATGCTTAGCAAAGTGCGTTCCAATCTTACTTCCAATTTGTACAATTTTTTCAAACATTATAATATACCTCCGTATTGTTTTTAACTGCTGCGTGATACTTATCAATATCCGCAATTTCCTCCGCTAATAAGAAGCGGTTATGTGTGACGTCCCAGATACCACCACGGTCGAATATAAGCCGTATAAGCTCTCCTGAGCTACGGTCAATATAATCTACCCGGTGGTCCCAAAACGCTCTTAAATCGTCTGTAAACGCGTAAATATAGTCAATTAGACCTAGACGAATATGGACTTCCGAATTGTCGACTATTTCGAAGCGTCCTTCCGTACGTTTAATCTTAAATTTACCCATAAGTAACTCCTATCCACGTCGTCTAGCAATACGTTTTGTTGGTGGGAACTCGATTACCCAGCCTTTGTCTACTGGAATAACTCTAGTTCCACCTAGACTAGTCCAACCATATGAGTCATCATAAGACCCTGTTGGGATACCAATCATGTCGTAGTAATCTGAAATACGTGCGTGTCCTTCTTCAGAGATAATATCTCTTAAGTCTTCAATAATATCGTACGCATCTTGCTCAGTTACGATTGCGTAATCTTTTGGACGTCTACTAGAACCGCTAATTGTAGAAACATTAGAATATCTAGACGTCTCGCTTCCACTACGGTAACTTCTACCATAGTCGTAAAATCCACCAGAGCGTTGGCGTTCACTAGGAGCACCTCCGTCTCGGTAGAATACACTGTTTACTGCTCCATGCAAAGCATCGGCAGCTAAGTTCTTAAGACCGGGAAGTATGATACTCTTCATCGCACTTCCCATAGTGTCTTTCAATCCGCCAGGTCCAATCACACGATATACCATGCGCTCCAATAGCGGTTTTTTAACAGGTTGTTGTTCGACTAACTCAACCACGATTTTTTCCTTTTCAGTCATACTATGACCTCCTTATTTCTTATTGATAATGATATTAATATTATCTACTATAGGTCCTGCATATTTTGCGACCTTTTTACTACACCCCACTGCTAGAAATGCCACTACGTTCTCAAAATCGACGTATATCGCATCCTCGCCCATGAAGTTAACATATACCCCAGTCGCACCAATAGAGCCTAATTTGAGCCCGTATGACTGTTTTATGAAGTACTGTAAATTCTTTAACACTTTCATTCTATCCATATAATCACGCCCTAAATATCACATTTTTTAACCTCAATTTTTGTTGCATAAGTCGGGAACGTTGGCGAATAAAATTTCTTCTCACGTAAGGCTCTATACTCGCCCCAATATGAATTATCCGTTAGTTTCCAATCATCCGTATTACGTAACAATTTTTCTAAATTATATTTGTACATAACAATTTTGTTTTGTGTGTTAAACTTCTTACTATAGATACTTTCAACAATATCTACATCTTCAGTAATATCGTTATATACTACCTCTAACTTTCTGTACACATCATCTTTAGTGTCACCTTTGGTTTCAAAAAATATACTACGCGGTCCAATAGCTCCACTTAACATTTTAATACCATCACCAAAGTAAAAGATATCACCGTTACTTAGTTTAACGAATAACCGACCTGATACTTCTACATTATTTATACCTACAATGCATACATTATTACTCATCTTCTTCATCTCCTAAAAATTCTAAATATTTTTTCGCTTTCTTCAAATCTTCATCACCGTTCTTGTGCGCCTCACGGATTGTGTATTTTAACACATTACCCTTGCAGAAGCCACGGAACTCATCTTCAGATAACGCCCCACGAATAACATCAATCGCTTCGATGTCTAACCCACGTAGCTTGTAGTGGTTTGGTGAGTTGACTTTGTCAATTTTAAAATTACCCTCGTCGTCGAAGTGTGCTAACCATGAGTATCTTTCAGCGTCAATGTTAAGAGGTCTAGTTTGTACGTCGTTGAAGTTATACTCCTTACGAAGGTCATTTAGTGTTTTGTCTTTCTTTTCTAAATGCTCTTTTATAAGGTCATGGTTCAAATGAGCCTTTAGAGTATCTTCGAAACGTTCAGAAGGAGTTTTGATACCTAAAATATCCTTACGGACTTTGTTCCAAAGTGATGTAAATCCTTCTTTAGTCTTTGTTTCAACTTCAATAGTTTCTTCTTTCTCAGGTTTACCCCAGTCGTCTCCGTCAAGTGTCGTATAAGGTTTATTATCCGCGTATAATGTAGTTTCATTTACATCACGGTTCAATTCTGATTCAAATAGATAATGAATCATTTTCCAACCATGACTTTCACGTACTGAGTTAGCACGAAGTTTAATATGTTCCTTATCGTAAACAGCTACATGTTTTAATTCATCCCCGATAATACGGAAGATATCTAATGTTCTATACTTCTTATTAGGGATAATAACTCTAGATGGGAACGCGATATTATTTACGACACCGATACCATCTCCATTACGGTCATAAGTACATGCGATGTCAGTAAAAATAGGATACCATTTCTTACCGGACACGTTAACGAATAAGATTTCGTCGTATACACAAGTGTTATAAAGACTCGCTGACCCTGGTAATGAGAAGATATCATCTACGCATAGTCGTTTCATTGTAGTTGCTGTGTTTAGCATCTTAGCGATGTCTTTAACTTTAAGTACTACTCCTGAGTCATCGTTGAAGAATTTAGAATATGTTCTATCAACCATTTCATCAAATGCGATATATCGTAAGAATTCGAAATCTTTGTATACTTTCACTCGGCGGTCGTCCGTGATATACATAGTATACGTACTGTCCCAGCTTCTAAATCGTAAAGAGTTCCAATCGGTTATTTCGTTATCACCATCAACCTCGTCCCATAATAACACCCATTGTTGTCCGTTCATACAAGCGTATAAATCTCCATAAATAAGGCGTAAGTTATCTCGGTTCCATTCTTTTGTTTCAAATAAGTTTTTCATTAGATTTTTCCTCCAGTATCTTTAAGCCATTCTTCATGTGTTAAGTTTACAAATGCAATACCCGCGTGAATATCTAGTGATTGTTCTTCAGCCCAAGTACTGCGTCGGATAATATCACTAGCATCGAAGCGTGATTGTGTGGTTACATTTCTCGCCACGTCTTTAACGTCTCGGTGACAAATAACACCCGCATCCATTGTGTAACCGTTGTACACGAGCCAATGTGTTTTAAGATTATCTGTGCCTGAGACGATATCCTTAACATCAATAACCCAGAATCCATCACGAGTTTCAATACTCTTCACCATACCTGTCAGTAAGTACCATGTATCACGAATAAAGACATACGCTTTATCATCTACCTGTCTAATATACTTAATTGTATCCATTATTTAGCCTCCTTAAGTCCTCTTAAATGTTTTGTAAAATCACTGTGGTTTGTAGGTAATAACTCAATCACTACAACTGGTTTACCACCTGGATTGCTTGTGACAGTGAAGTATTTCGCCTGTCTACGCTCTCCTTCAAACCAAACGTTAAAGTCTGCGTTATCAATACCGTTTGTTACTTCTAAAAGTCTGACATCGGTATTACTGTCAAACTCGATAGACACCTGGTCATTCCCAGAGTCTAATGTCTGACTTAGACGGTAATCATATTTGTCTAAGCCGAATGGATATTCACTCATATTTTCACCTCCTCAGAAAAGTAAGAAAGGTTCGATTTTATTCAAATCTAGAAACCAACAAGGGTCTCTCCTTTCATTATAGGGTATGTTTTTGTTGCGAATTAACATAATACTCTTGCGCTTAGTTGCATCCAGCTGGTGTCGAATATCTCTCGTTGAAACGGGACTTTCATCATCGTCTCCACAAGTACATGCCCGTTACTAATAGAATATACATCACGCATCTCCATGTTATTATGAGGTGACGCGTAATCGATATAGAACGATTTATCATCTTCCATAGTAATAACACCTTCATGTGTTAACGGACAGCTGAATACCACTTCTCTACCAAATAAGATTTGGATTTCTTTCTCGGTGGTTTTCTTCTTGAATTTCATAGGAACGCACCTAAAGCAATAA